CACAATCCACGGATATGTGTATTGTGGCAGATACGGAGTCTGTGGCTGCACATACCACGGCGATGATCCCCGCCCACAATGTTCACAATAACCGCAATGCTTACACATACTCTCCTCCTATGCTTTCGGTACGCTTGCGCCCGGACCTGCGGGGCCACCCGGTTGTGGGCCACCGCCCGGTGATGGCGCGGCCGGCTGCCCGGGAGCGGTCTGCCCGCTGACTCCCGTCGAACTGTTTTGGCTCTGGGCCGCGAGCATCATCTCCATTTGCACGACCTGCTGCATGGAACTCGCGATGATCTCCTGGTCCTTGGCCGACTTGATGCCGAGCCCATCGAGGAACATCTTCATGAGGGGCGGGCTGACACTGAATAGCCGGGCCAGTGGCGGGCTGCTCAAAGTCTGCAACCCCGTGACCAACTTCTGGAACTTCTCTTCCTCGGACACCGGGCTGAGGGTCTCCACGTCGATGATTACATCCCACCGCACGCCCGCTGCCTCGTCTGCCAAGATGTTCGCGTTGATCTTCTCGAACTTCTGCGAGACATCGGCGGCAATCTGCTGCTGATAGATCGAATCCGCAGGCACGTTGATTGCAACCCAACGATCAATGTTCATGCGCTCGATGGCGAGGCTGAGCAGCTCCCGTACCACACTCGCGAGCCATTGAGCCACGAGAGTACGCTCGTAAGTGTCCTGGGCCTGGAGCTTTGCTTCCCCGATCTTGGCCTGGGTCGCTGTCTTGCTCTGAGCGATTTGAGCGTCGCCGTCCACCCCACCCACATCCGAGAACTCCTTGTCGGAGAGGGTGAGGGTCTGGATTGCATTCTCGGAGAAGGAAGGTTGGTTCACTGGCTCGATGACTTGGGACGTGCCACCCTTACGCGGGATGTATGTGCCCATCTCTCCTCTTTCGAGCTTTTGCATTTGTGCCGGCTCGACCGCATCCTCGTCGTAGGTGTAGCGGGGTACAGTGCCCTTTCGCACCTTCCTCAGATACTCCCGGCTGTCGTTGTACTCGTCCTGGGGGCCGAGCTTGCTGAGCAGTGGCGGGCGGGGGAAGAAGTGGTAGGGGTCCACGTCAAAGCGCAGGAACTTGAGCGGAACACGTCGATACGTTTCCTGAAGCAAGCACTTGTCGTGACCTTCCGCAAACACATAGCGGGTTTTGGTCCGAAGGTCCCAAATCTTGTAGAGGCGCACACTCTTGGGCGTGCCCGTCTCCTCACAAAAACTGTCGTTGGACTTGTCGCGTTCGGAGTCGCCCGTGGCAGCCTTGAGATCCTTGAGATTCTTGTACCCCTTCGACCGCTTCACGTCTTCGAGGGGCACATCCTCGTAATATCCCACCCAGTCGTTCTCATCGAGGATGGCTTTGTCGGTGATCGAGATGAGAGCCTGTTTGGCGGGGATGTACTTGACGAAGAACTTCTCGCTCTTGAGGCTGCTCTTCAGTTGGGCGACTTCCTGCAACATCGCATCATAGTCGGCGTCGTCTACCATGGCCGTGGGGTCTACCGTGGCCATGTCGGATTCCGGCTTCCCAATTGAGGAAGGTTCGTTCCCATACGAGGAAGACTTGCCCGCAGTCTTGGTGTCTTTGCTCTCTTTTAGCGGGGGGCGGTCAGCATTGGGTGCATCCTTGAATTCCGCCGAATAGCCAACCTCCACCAGCCCAAACGCCCAATGGGACTCTTTCAGCGCGAGATGCGTCGCTTCCTCGAACCGCGTCTCAGGGTCGCGAATGAGATGGTTGGCAGTGTCTTGAAGCAGGGAGGTTTGAGCATCGACTTCGCTGCCTGGATCGTTGCCGACTTCGGGCGCGGTCGTCAGACGAGCAAATGGCCGATAGAAGTACAGCGCGGGGAGGTTGTTCCTCACCTCTGGGTGAATCTTGTTGATCTGGGCACGGCGGTTGCCGTGCTGGTCAAACGGCTCTACGAGCTGATTGCCTACCCAGTAGTTGTACTGCTCCTCGACACGATTATCCTTCTCCCACTTCTCTTTCAGCTTCTTGGAAGAATCTATCCGCTTTTTCCACGTCTTGACGTAATCCTCACCAACTGCCATTCGCCTACTCCGTTGGAGGAGTCAAAAACGCCTCTAGTGCTTCGATTCTCTCGATGAGATTGATGTTCACTTCGTCCTGAAGACGAGTAGACCAAGGCGCATCCGGTTCGCCACTGTCCAACCTGTCCTTGCGATCCTGTGCCGCCTTGATGTAGATTGCCCGCCGCTTGAAATACTCACTCAACTCCATTGTCTCCTCCTACCTAAGTATAACAGCCTGCTCAGTATCCGTAACTGTGGCCGACATAGTGGCGTCTAGCTTCGTTTGCGGCATAGCCCCGCTCCTTCTCCGTCAGCTTGTAGTATTCATCAATGCGGATCGTGCCGGATTCCGGCGGGGGGCGATCCGCCTCCAAGCCACGGGCTGGCCTCATGATGATCGCGTAGCGAAGGCAATCTGTGAGATGGTCACGAACCTTGTCGTCTCGTTCGTCACTGAACATCTTTGTGCCATCCGGCCTCACGCCGATCTCTTTACGCTTGGCGTTACGAAGGTCAACCAGGGTCTCGTAGCAGCCGCGCGGGTAGTCGGGCGTGCGACGCAAAAAGTACACACGCGGCGCTCCGCGCTTCCCCGTCAGTGGGTTGAAGTGGCGACCATCGGGGCGAAGGTACTCCCGCACACGATTGATGGTTGCGGCTTCGTCATTGACTGCGGGCCGAAAGTAGATAGCAGTCTCGGCATCCACGATACGCCGGTCCACGAACTCGTCTGCAACACTCCAACGCGCCTTGCTCGTGGCAGTCTTGCCCCGATTCTTGGAAAATATGGCGGGATCTGCCAAATTCGAGTAGTAGGACGGTGGCTCTGTCCCATTCGGGCTATCGCTCTTGCTCCAATCGTAGATATTGCGGCGATGCTGCGAAACTACCAGCCCCGCCTCCATATACTCCCTGTATACGAAGACGTTGTTCTGCGAGTCGGTCGCGTACCAGAGCATGGCGGATGGCGAAGATTCGCCATGGTCGTAGACCCGATGAAGTCGCATCGTGCGGAGGATGCGCTCGACCAATTCCGGGGTTGGATCCAAAATGGACTGAGCATCAATGTCGAAAATCCGGCCTTCGTGCGCGCCCCAATCCGTCGCATCGACGAACCTTCGCACGTACTCTGGCCCCATTGCGATACGATCCGCGACATACTCTTCCGAAAGTGCGAGGTTGTCGCGAGTGCTGCCACTTACAACCTTGTATCCCTGGGCAGCGTATTTCTCCCGCTCTGCGCCATGTTCCCAAAAGCGGGCCGTGAGAAAGTGGTCATATCCGGGCGAGTAGCAATTGCCGAAAAGATAGCGGGGTGGGATGTTTTGCCCAAGGCGGTTCTTGTGGGGCCAGTTATCTGGCCAACCACTCCTTCGCATCGCCCCCGACCATCGCCCAACGCGCTCATAGAGCGTGTCCCACGCCTCAGCCGAAATATCCTCGGTTTGGTCAATGGCCGCGAAGTTGATCTCCAGTGACTTGAGATTACTGAGGCTCTCCGCGCCTTCGAGATGGACAAGAAGAAGTTGGGAGCCGTTGATGAGCGTGATAGATCCCTCGTTGTCATTCCGACGCGCAACCTTGTCTCGCGGAAGAATCTGAAACAGCGTGGCAGATGTCGTCTTCTTGAGCTGGTTGAATCGCTGTCGCGCGATCAACCCCCTGGAGCCTGGGTAGAGATCCAGCAAGTAGAGCATCTTGAGCACGAGGATGTAACTTTTCCCGCTGCCAACCCCGCCCATGAACATGACGGGACTCGGCCCCCACTCAAAAAACTCCTGCTGGCTTTTCCAGAGGTTGATCTGGGTCAATTAGCGCTCCCGACGCGGGGTTAGCTTGTCTTCGGTATAGGTCGTGTCGAAATCTCTAGGTACGTCAATCCAAGTAGAGCCTTCTTTGCCAAACAACTCCCAGCGGTTCGGCTTCTCGTTTGTTGACAGCCAATTTGCAACCCAATTTGCAGCCTGATCTGCTCTCCTTAAAGCCTTTCTTTCCGCATGGGTCAACGATGATTGACGGGCCTCCAACCAAAGTCCAAACCTGTAGATAGAGTCCCCTATCCTCACTGCAATACGACTAGCCCACTTCGTCATACCTTCTCCCTATTTCTCTACCTTCTCCACCTTCACCGATACCGAAGTTCCTTCCGGCAAGTTGAACATCGCCGGTGCCTCGGTCGCCCGGTCCTCGCTCAGCCCTGTCAACCGATTGATCTCCATGATTGCGCGAAGTCCCACCGGGGCAGTCTTGTTCCCGTGCATTTTTGCGAGCCGCACGAGATGGTCCGCCCGCTCCTCCAACCCCATCTTGGTGTCCAACAGCTTGGTGAACTCTCGCCGCTGGTCAGGCGTCAAGTCTCGCTCAATAGGAGGGAGAATGTCAATTTGCGTGGGGGGAGTCGGCTCACCGTCAAACAAGCTCTCAGGAGGAGAGGCTGTTACAGGCTCGACTGGAGCCTCGTCTTCGAACATGACAGGTACGATAACAGGTTGAACCTCATTCCGTCGTGACTTTCCTACCCGTTTAGCCATCCGGCCCCCCTCCAAAAAACGCCCAAGCCGAAGAAGAGGCCGCCGGGAGGAGGGGGATTTACACCGTGGTGCGAGACACGGCGCGGGAGCGACGGCACATCTCCTCCGGCTCGGACTCGGCAAACGCAATCGCGCTGCCTACACTCATTCTACTATTGTTGACCACAGTTGACTTGCGGCATATAGTTAGAGGGTGGAAGGCCACACGATCTCCCGCAGGTCGATTTGCTGCCATGCGAACGTGCTCCACCCCTACCCAATGAGAGGCGGCCGCTTACAGCGAGCCCTCGCACTCTCCTGTGCGGCCTGTGGACGGCCTGCCGATTCCTTCGAGGTAATTGTGCAGCCGGATTTCAAGGTGTGGCCCCTCCCCAAAGGCTTTTCTCCTCGGCTGAAGGTACGAAAACCCTCCTATTCTCCTTTCGGGGAAGCGGACCCGATGCCATTCACCATCCACCTACCCCGAAAAGTCCTCAAAAGAGTGATTTTAGGGCAATTATGACCCTAATAGTCAATTTGCTGCTCAAAGAGGAAGGATTCAGCCCGCATTTCTACTTCGACACCCTTGGATTCGCGACAATAGGTGTTGGGAGGATGATTGACCGCAAAAAGGGTGGCGGAATCACACGTGAAGAGGCTATGTACCTCCTCAATAACGACATTGACCGAATCTATGCAGCCTTCGATGTTGCAATTCCTTGGTATGACACTCTAAATGGTGTCAGACAAGCAGTTTTGGCCTCAATGGCCTTCCAAATGGGCGTCCCGGGCCTGCTGCGGTTCAAAAACACACTAAGGGCAATGGAGGAAGGTCGTTATGCGGACGCAGCCGCGCATATGCGGCAGTCTAGATGGTACTCTCAGACGCCCCAAAGGGCCGAAAGAGCCGCGCGAGCAATGGAAAGCGGCCTGGAAGCCGATCTAGAGTTGTAACGCCCCTAGAGTCGCCAGCCTGATGGTCTCAACCCGCCACTGAGACGACCTAGGGATCCTCAGCCCCTCCCACCGATGCGAAATACCTCCACAGGAGTAGTCAAAACCAATTCGCATGTGGGTCAGTTCGTGCAAGAGGCTAAGCCGCACAATGGTATAGCGCGAAAACTTGTGGTTGAGCCGCACCTCGAAAGGGTCTCTGTCTTCGTCAAACATCGTCTCGGCAAGCGCATCCGAGTTATCTGGCAGCCACGCCCAACGCAATTCTGCCGCAAACGGTGGAACCCGAAGCGGCTCGGGCGCATCCAGAAAGTAACGCTTGCGGAGCCTATCGTAGAGAGCTTGGCACTCTCGTAGACTGAGCGTTGTCCTCGCCAAACACTACCTCCGACTTGACGTTGGCCTTCTTCCAAGTGGCATGGTCCGCACCCTTGAGCGAAAAGCGGAAGAACCCTGGGGCTGCGTCTGGCACGATGAAGAGCTTTAGTGTCTCCCCATCCTCAACCTTGACATCTCCGCCCAAAATCGAAATCACCCGCCGATGATCGTAGTCCGCCATAAGGTTCCTCCTCCACTTTGCCCATCACTATAGCAGACAGCGGTCCATTTTGCTCAGGATTCGGGAGGGGAAGAAGGGGGGAGGGGATGGCCCCGGAGGCCCACTCGCGCGTGGACCCGCTATTTCTCGCCAGAGTCGGCTCCGTAGGCTCACCCCCCCTAAAAGTCGTTGTGGGCCTATGGTTTAGCGAAATTTGTCATGATGGCGGATTGGTGTCCACACCCCCCACCCCCTAAGAAGGGTGGGGTGGTGGACCTTACGCCAAGAGAGGGTGTTATGAGTTAGCAGCATTTAAATCTATTGTTCCTGGGGGGTATGGGGGTACCCGGGGCGTGAGGGTCAACAATAAATTTCAGTTTGCGATTGCGAAGGGGGAGGGGGGCAGGGGGGGATCCAATCCATTGGATAGATCCAACCGCCTGGACCCAGTGGGCCGGATCCACTCTCTTGCATTCAACCAATTGGGTCCAATGATGTGGATTCAACCAAAGCGGGTTGTAAATGGGGCGAATCGTAACGCATTCTGGCACGAAATAGAGTTTATGGATCTAAAGCACTTAGGCGAATGCGCTACTGGACAGCAGAGTGGATTCGGACGACCTTGTGTGCAGAGGTTAGAGATGAGCGCAACCGGACGGTTCCTTGACAAGATTCACGAGCAGCAGCAGGGTGCTCCCCGCTACTTCACCCGGTGCGGCCGACGCGGCTACACGACGACGGACAAGGCCAAGGTGACCTGCGGGACGTGCAAGGCGCGTATCGAGCGCGACCGTGTGAAAGGCTGCGGCCAGCTGCTCATGCTGAGCGGCAACTAGAAGGAGACACGATGCTAACAATCCAGAAAGCAATCTCACCCGCCGACCGGGCCGTGCGCAAGGCGACCCGCGAGCGGCTGCTGCGGGATTTTACGGAGTCCGCTCTAGCCGTCCGCATGAGCATACGGAACCGGGTCGACCGGGCCGACGCTCGGGATTACATTCTTTGGCTCGCAAACGACGAAACGTCGCGCACACGCTATGCCTGCCTCATGACCGCGTTCGGAATGTAGGATGTAGCCGGCTCCCAATTGAGCAATCTGAACGCGAATCACGATTCAGTGTACCTGGCCCGGTTGCGCGTGGTGGCTCTCCCTGCCAAGGTGTGGCGTTGCAAGCTTCATCAAACGCATGGCTTGCACTTTTGGCAAAGGCCGCCGACTACGCAACCCAAACCGCGTGCGACAAACTCCGGGACGCCTGGCTTACTGTCGTGCGTATTGGATTCAGAGGTTAAGCCCATGAAACCGCGGGAGGCAACCATTGACCCGCAGTCGAGCCCGGAGTCGAGGGCGCGACGCAACAACCCGCCTCTGCACCGGATCTATCGGTTCCGGGTCGAGTCGGACGGGGGAAGCACGTTCGAGGACAGCAAGACGTTCTGCACGCTGTTCTGCCGCAACTCGTTCTGGTCGTGAAAGGAGAGAGACATGCAAGCCTACAGTGACCCGCGACGTGAGAGTGAGCCAACCGCGTTGCCGGATATCGAAGTGTTCGAAAGCGTGGACGGCTACGTGGACGGCGTACCGTTCGTACTGCCACACGAGCCAGGAGAGCAGGCGCTGGGCCTTGTCTCAGGTTGGTACTGGCAGTCATGCTTCCCCGGCTGCCTGCCCGATGGCGACCCGGTGGGGCCGTTCGAGACTGAGGCAGAGGCACTCGCGGACGCGCGCGAGGGGATGGAGGACTGAGCCATGCGAGCATTCATGAGCACGCCGGAAGAATGGCAAGACGGCGGAGAGGGCGCGGGACTCGCCGAGTGAATTCGGCGTGCGAGACGGGAGAGGGAAAGGTG